GGAAACGTGAAGACAAATGGGAATTATTCTCCAACAATGTGTTTCTTTTAGAAGAAGAAGCACTTGATTGGGGAAAAAGAAATAAGTTTAAAAAACATCAAGAATGGAAAGTAGCTGATGCTGCCGAATGGTTTTAATTATGAAAGTAAAAATAAATAATAAATTTATTAAAACAAAACCAACAATTAAAGATTACAAAGAGGCAATTCAAATTTTAATGGTTGATTATGCTGATGTGTGGGAAAAAACTAAAACATTTAAAGAAGTAGATAAAAAATTAAAAAAGTTGGGAATATGAAAACAGAGAAAGAAGCAAGAGATGAATACAATCAAATGAGAATTGATGATCCAATATTTAGCGAATGTTGGTCAAGTCAAGATCATGATTTTTACGAATGGTGTTCAAATTATTTAGATTACAAACATATAAAATATGAAAACAAAAATAAATAACAAACCTAGTAAACCAGAAAAATTTACATGGGCTAAACATAACAAATGGTTGGATAGCTTTAGAGCTCCTATTGTTTATCCAAATCAAACAACTAAGAGGAAGAAAAATGGACATAAATCAAATAGATAAATTGTTAAATCCTAAACCAGAAAATTTAACTAAAGTATATGGAACTATGGGTATTTGTTTAGGTGCAGAATTAAAGAAAAGATTAAAAACTTATTGCGAAAGAAATGATTTAAAGATGTCGCAAGTTATTAAAGTTTTAATCAAATCTTATTTAGATGAAAAAGATAAATACTAACTCCCCCATTGCGAGGGAGCTAGAAACATAAGAAAGAAAGAGGTATTATGAATAACTTAGCGATTAACAGAGAGCTGCCGAACAATCTACTCACAATAGATCAAAGTGCGTATTTTAATGTAGAGAAAAAACAGTTATATTATTTAGCTGCTGAATTTGAAGGTCAACAAGAAGATTTAGAAAGCGAACCTGTAAATAGATATGCTTTAGTAAGAAAAGATACAGGTCAATTATTAGGTATTCATTCAGATGATTACATAATTAGACCATATTCAGAATTAGCTGAAAAAGTTAATGATGTAATTGTTGAAGCTGTGCCTGATTACGAACGATTTACAATTAAAACTGAAGATAAAGTTTATGAGGGTGGCAAGAAATATATGCGTACTATTAATTTTTGGGATGACAAAATTGATATGTCAAACTTTAAAGATAACGGAATGCATATTGAAGGTAAGCAAGAAGCTATTATACCTCAATTAAGAATTTACTCATCCATGGATGGTAGATGGGGACAACAGATTATGTGGTCTTCAATGTATGTAGTTTGTTTAAATGGCATGGTTAGACCAGATTGGTCTTTTGTTGTTTATAACAAACATAACAAAAAACAGGATATTTCATTTACTCTTAATGACTTCAAAATGGGCATTACAGCTCACCAAGAGTTAGGTGAAGATCTATTTAAAATGATGCAAAGAAAGGTAACTAATAATGCAGTCACACACTTATTCAGAAAAACTTTGGCAAACCGTAAAACAAAGCTTGATATTGATGACAACAGTTTGCTTGTCCTTAAGCATTTGGATTCTTTATGGGATAAATATTGTAACAAATACGGCTCTACAATTTTTGCAGTTTACCAAACAGCAACTGACTGGGCAACACACCCAATCACTAAAGGATCAATTCACAATGTTTCAAGAAAACGAGAAAAACAGGTGGCAGAAATGATGCAATCTAAATATTGGGAGAATTTATATGCCTAAAATTGAAGTTCAAGTTTATTGGGGATTAGATGATAACGATAAAGTTGTTATTGATGAAAATGAAATTAAAAAATCTTTTGAACAAAAACTTCAAGCAGTTAAAGATGATACCGAAGGATTTAGTGAAAATGTAATTAATAATTTAAAGGATGAAATATATGGCTAATTGTTATTACCATAGTTTATCAAGTGTAAAAAAATGGGGAGGTAAACCTGAAGATTACCAACCTATTCACGATTGGTTTGATGAGAGTAAAAAACTTACATCTCATTTTGCTCATAGAGCATTACGGCATCATGCTGAGGGATGTTTTGCTGCCGAAAAAGAATTTGGTCAAACGATAACGAATAGCGATGGAAAAGCTGTTCCAGTAAGACTAATAGCTGAAAAACATATCATCGAAGATTTAGGTTTTATACCTAGCTTTGAAGATTGGATTAAAAACGTAAGAATAACATCATGGATGAGGAAAGGACAACATATATTATGATAGCAAAAACAATAGATTTAGTAGGAACATATATAGATCACAATGTAGATCATAAAGATTGGTGGAAAGAACACCAAAAAGGTGAAGCAATAGCTAACAAAATTAAAAAGCTTAATGCAAAACCTTTAAAAGAAATATACGAAAAAATGTATAAAGATGGAATACATTATCTTTCATTGCATTTTGAAGGTGGACATGATGATGGAGGTTTTGATGATGGTTTTGAATATCTTGGTAAAGATAAAAAACCATTAGTTGGTAAACCAGATTTAACAAAATACAATCCTGATGGATGGATACAGCATTGGACACCATTAGAATATGTAGATCCAAAAACTAAAATAGCACAAATATTTAAATATTGCGTAACAAGTTACGATCATAAACCATTAACAGAAGAATGGTTACAAAGTGCTTGGTATGATTTTGGTTTTTTAGAAGAATGGGGAACATTTGCTTTTGAAGGTCATGTTAATGGTGATGTAATTGTATCAACTAAAGATGGAACATATGAAGTTGAAGCAAGTCAATCTTTTGAAGAATATGAAGATAAATCATTTGATGGATCAATGTTTGAGGAGGATGCAGCATGAGAATAAGTCAACTTATAGAAATTATGTCAGTTACAGGAAGAACAATTCCTTCTGACATATTTGATCAAATTGAAGAAGAATATGTTTCAGATAGTAAAGGCGAAACTATTAAAATTAAAGATATGGATTTAATACATTTTATTAGAGCATTTAATAAAAAGAAAAATCCTATGTCATTAAAATATATTGAAAATTTTATTAAATATTACACAGAAACACAAAGGTAAATTATGGATATTGAAAAAGATTTGAATTTTTTAGCAGAAACTGATGAACAATATGCATCTTCTTCTGCTGAATTAGATTACGAAAAAGATAAAATAAAACATACAAAAGGTATGTTTGTAACTAAATCAAATGCATCTGTTTCTAAAGCACAAGAAGAATTTTATGGTAGTCAAGAATATCAAATTGCTATAGAAAAAATTTTTGGTTCACAAACTACAGTTAATTTATTGCGAAATAAACGAGCTACTGCAATTCTTCGAATAGATGTTTGGAGAACATTAGAAGCTTCTAGAAGAAAAGGAAATGTATAATGCTTAAAGTTGATAATAATAGTTTAATTGCTGCAGTTAAAACTGCTTATGATTTACTTACCGAAAGAGAACAAGCAATTTATGTTGCAGGTTATAGAGCTGCTCTTAAATCAAATGAAATTCCTTTTAAGTTTGTTCCAGATATATCCCCTATTCAACCGAATAAAGGTGATCAAATTTTCCAAAAAATTAAAACTAAAGTATGTGATTATTATAAAATTTCTCAAAAAGAATTATTTAATACTAGTCGTAGTTCATACTTAGTGCTGCCGAGATCTATGGCAATTAATTTAGCAAGAGAATTAACTGGCTTTTCTTATCCTCAATTATCAGATTTAACTGAAAAAGATCATACAAGTCTTATTTACCATATAGCTTTAAGACTTAATCAGAAAGGATATTGGAAGATACCGAGCAATCACGCAGTTTTTAATAAATTAAAAATGGAGATAATGGATGAAACCAAGCAGTAATTATCAAATTGGACAGCACCTTAAACGATTACGAAAACAATCAAAACTCACACAATCTAATATTGGAGATCAAGTTTCCGTATGTTTTCAACAAGTTCAAAAATGGGAAAAAGGAATTAACAGAATTTATGCTGATCAATTACTTCAAATATGTGAGCTAAATGATTGGAATATAAAAGAATTTAAGGCATCGGAGTCATCCGTTTCAGCCCTTGAAAGTAAGCTAACGCAGCCATTAAGTTAGATCTACGGCTTACGTACCCTATTGTTGCGTATTTAAGCGAGAGTGGATAATACGCACAATAGGTAAAAGATTCAGGAAGAACATATAGGCAACATTTCCACTATTAACACAACATATTGTGCGTATTGTGAATATATGTTGATTTGCTTAGAAAATTGGATTAGTTGCTATTTAAAGCAATTAATTATCGATATTAAAACCATTAATTATCGGAAATCTGTAAAGAAATCAAGGTATTTATTACCTATAATTACTACCGATAATTTTTGCAGGTTTTTCTCGTACACAATTGTTCTCATTAAATCAGCATATTTATCTAAAACAAGTGCAAAATATGGAGGAACTAATGGCTAATGAAGCTTTAGGCCCTTTATTTCACAATGCTTTAATTCCACAATTTGTAGCTGCTAGAAAGAAGCTGAAAATTTCACAATTGGAGATGGATGAAATTCTGGGAGTTGCCAAAGGATTGGTAAGTAAATGGGAATGTGGAATACGAAAACCGAGTGGATGGCTATTTTGCTGTTGGGCAGATGCTTTAGGTATGACAATACAATTAACTCCAAAAGAGGTGCAACATGACAATCAACCCAGATCTTAATCCAGGTGATATAACAAACGATCCTATAGTAAATGAAGTCGTTAAGTTAATTCTTGATAGACACATTCAAGGTATGAACAAGTTTGGTAAGACAATGGAAGCTAACGATAGACCGTTAGACCAATGGATTGCTGAAACAATCGAAGAATTATTAGATGCTGTTCACTACTTAACTAAAGCTAAATCGATAACGGATAAATTTAAAGGTAAAGAAAAACTTTTAAATGAATTGTTAGCTAAAGCTAAAGAAGACACTTTTACTGTAAAGGAATCGAATGCTGAAATTCAAAAAGAAATCTAACATAGATTATTCAGCTCCTCATAATAGACAAATGATGTTTAGGATGAGGTTATTAAAATTTTATAAATTAATAGAATTTGATGAAGATGTTTATACAGCTACAGCTAATAAAATATTGAATGGTACTCTACCCTATCGATATGTAAATCAAATTGAAAAATTGAGGTTAGAACATGAGAAAGAAAAAAAAGCTAAATGGGAAAAAATCAAAAAAAAAGGTGCAACAGCTATGGGCATCAAGGTTCGAAATATTGTTAAGAGAAGTACACAAGAAAGATAAAGATTTTTATAAAATAGGAGGAACGATATGAATGATAAAGAAAATGATAACGAAATTAAATTTGTTGGAGAGTTTGATAGAAAACAAGGTATTGGTGGTAGTGATGCTACCAAATTATATAATGGTGAATGGCATACACTATGGTTAGAAAAAACAGGTGATGCAGAACCAGTAGATTTATCTGATGTGTTACCAGTACAAATGGGAGTACATACAGAACCATTTAATATTCAATGGTTTGAAAAACAAACTGGATTAAAAGTTAGTAATAGACAAGAAACTTTTTTCCATAAAGATTATCCTTATTTGTATGCTCATGTTGATGGTTTAATATTAGGTGAAGATAAAGCTTTACTAGAATGTAAGCATACTAATGCATTTACAAATTCTAAAAAACAAGCTGATAAATATAAAGCACAGATACAACACTATTTAATGGTAACAGGTTATCCTAAGTTATATTTTTCTGCATTTTATGGAAATATGAAATGGGAAGCTTTAGAAATTACTGCTGATGCAGAGTTTCAAGAACAATTATTAAATGCTGAGGTTTTATTTTGGCATTTTGTAACAACCAAAAAAGAACCACCAGAGCATATTAGCTTTGATAATTTTAATAAAAAGGAGTTTAGTGATGGCAGAACAATCATACCCATACTCTCCAGGGCATAAAGAAGTTGATACTTCTATAGAAGCTGCTGAAGCAATTAAAGAAGGTGTAGAAACTATTAGAAATAAAGTTTTTAATGTTATTGCTAATAAAGGAAGTTTTGGTGCAACAGCTGATGAAGTTGCTGAATTATTAAATTACAGTCCATTTACTGTAAGACCAAGAGTGACTGAGTTATTCAAGCTCAATAAAATTGAACGTAAAGATAAACGTAAAAATTCTAGTCAGAAAGCTGCTTATGTATATGTAGTTAGTAAGACTCATATTAATAATCAATATACAGAGAAAGGAATATAATGGGAAAACCAATTGATAGTAGAGCTTTAGCTATATTAAAAAAATATGAACTAGATCAAAAAGATGATCAAGGTCAATATAAAGCCTTATGGGATTGTCATGGTAGTTGGGTTATGTATCACAGATACATTGAACTAGCAGGTGCTAAGAATAGCATTAAATACAAATTTGATGAAATAGAAACTAATTCAGCAAATGGTATTGTATGTGTTAAATGTACTGCTGTGTTAGACAAAGGTAATGACAAAAAAATACAAGTTGTTTCTTATGGAGAAGCATCTCCTAAAAATGTTAAAGCTAGTACATATCCATATGCTATGGCAGAAAAACGTGCTTACGATAGATGTGTTCTTAAATTATTAGGTTTACATGGTTTTGTTTATTCAGAAGATGAATTACCAGATGATGTAATAGCAAAAGGTAAAGCTAGTAAGCTTGATAGTAATATTAAAATATTAAAACCAAAGGAGGTTAAAAATGATAAATAAAGTAATCCTAGTAGGTAGATTAGGTGCTGACGCAGAAGTAAAACAAACTTCTAAAGGCGACAGCATGGCTAACTTATCTTTAGCAACTAATAAAAAGTTTAAAGATGATGAAAAAACAACTTGGCATAAAGTTGTAGTCTTTGATCCTCGTATTGCAGATACGATGGGTAAGTTTGCTAAAAAAGGAACTATGTTATATGTCGAAGGTGAAATTGAAACTAGATCTTATAAAGATGCTAGTGGCAATCAAAGATATGTAACAGAAGTAGTTGTTCCAAGATTTACTGGTGTTGTTAGAATGGTTAGTCCTAAAGATTCTGGTGGTGCAGCTCCTGCTCCATCAAATCAAGGATCTAACGATTTTGATAATCAGTTTTAAATATTTGTAGGTTGTAATCACTAGAAATAGTGTCGGATACATACGTTGTCGTAAAACACCATGGTAATCCTACAAACCTTGTTCCCTTAACTGGGAGCTCATAGGCAATCACACGATTGCTCCTTTCGACTAGAGGGAGTTGCCCTAGGTTTTCTTAACGTCATTCCTAGGGATTCCCCTCTAGTTAAACAAAATTTGTCTTGACGAATAGGTAACCTAGAACCTGTATGTATTAGTACTGCTCTCTTGCTGAAAATGCGATTAACAGGAAAA